CGATATTGAAAGTATTAAAGCCATTTTTCAATACCAGGGTAAGACTGTTAGAACCACTTCCATTCACAAGATTCTTAAACCGGCCTTTGATCCGGAAGTCCAGTTTGTAAGTGTAGCCCACACAATTGATATCTTGTTCAACAAGATTTTCAATCAATGCGGGTGTGTCTTCAATCGGTGAAGGACTGTGCCTGAAATAATCAATGTTTATTGCTTGCTTGAAACCTTTGATTGAATTCACCTCAATACTATTGAACGCAGGACATATAGATCCGTTCACCGTACCGGTACCTAAAGGGAATGTCCATCCGGAATCACCAGAGATAGAATAATTCTGCAATGCTGTGTTCGTTGCGATCGTTCTTAACACAATTGTCTTGGATGGCAGCAATACAGTTTTTGTCAGTTTATCATATGCAGTCAACGCAGTCACCTGGTCAAATGCGATCGCACTACCAACTTCCACCTTTTGATCAAAGCGGTTGATAAAAGAAACCAGCGGACCAATCTGGTCAATGTCTGTTTTTACATAGCAACTGGTTCCGCATTCAAAATCATAAGGATTAAAGCTCACCTTGCCAGTGAATAATTCAGCCCATCTCCTTGCACATTTCCATTCAATGAGCAACTTGTAATCTCCCCTTATACCATACTGCTCATATTCTGCTCTCAGCAAAATAGCAGCAACATCAAAGAATTCAAACTGATTACCTTGCAATTCTCTGACTGTTCCATGCCGTTGCGGATGTCGCTTGACCCGGATGGAAAAGCGGTCCCATCCCACCGGCTCGTCGATGACGGTGCGGGTAACATAACGATCAATTAAAGTAAACCTCCATTCCATCAGGTAGTCAGCTTTTTATTTTTGTACTCAGTCAGTTGATTACCCTTTCGTATAGAAAGATGAAATCCATGTTCATCAAATGAAAGAACAGCCTGCGGGTTGTCAGCTAATTTTGCAGCCAACACATCAGCCATCTTATCATAGTCGATCGATTCTCCTTTCGCTACTTCGATAGGAATAAATTGAGGAATGGCCGTCATGGTCATGTTCTGGTATAACCTTGGCAGTTCATGATTCATCAGGTATTGATCATATCGATCTTCGTTGATCGCTTCCAGGGCTTCTTTGTGTTTTTTTGTTTGCTCATACCTGGTGATATATTCTCCTTTTGAAACACGAACGGGAATACTATCAGATGTACCGGTGCCTGGACCATCCACCTCACCTCCAAACCTGAATGCAGGAACAGCAGTATTCGTCAACGTATTTAATAGGGTAAAGAAAAGAGTAGCAGCTGCAGCAACACCCGCAATACCACCTTGCTGAAACCCTTTAAGTAATGTTGGTCCTTGATTGATCAACGTGGTGAACAAGGCCTGTGCCTTCTCATCTACAGCTTGTTTTCTGCGGAGCTGCCTCACCTGATTGTTATATTCAGTCTCAGATATTTTCTTTGCATCAAACATCTCTCTCACACGCTGTTCTTCCGCAGAAATATTCGCTTTCGATATTGCGAACAAAGTATTAGTAAGTTGTATAGCAGATTGCTGTGCCAGTTCACGGATCCGGGTAATGTTATCCTGTTTCTTTTGCTCTCTGCGGATATCAATTTCATCCTGTGCATTATCCAGTTCGTTTTCTCTCCTGCGGAATTCTGCATTATCAATAGACTTGTTTGCGAGCAGATTGAAGTTGGCCACCCGTTTGCGATCGATTGCCAGCTCCTCCAGTCTTAACTCTTCCTGGAAGGCCTTTTCAGTTTCTTTATCGGTAGGATTTGCACCAAGACCTTTCTTCACTTTGGATTTCTGCCGGTCAATCTCAGAGAGTGCGGATGCAAGCAGTGAATCGATCTCAGCCTGTGTTTTCGATTTCTCCAATGCCTTTTTATCTGCCAGCGCCCTATCATAAATTGCCTTAATCTTTTGGCGGCGCAATTCCTCATTCGTTTCCGAATTGCGGACAGACAACGCATCCAGATCTGATTGTGCATCGATGAGACTTTTCTTTGCCTGTAATATTTCGGCATTACTTTCATTGACTGCATCAATAGAAGTAAGTGCAATAGTAGAATTCAATTGTGCAATCCTGCCATTGATAGATTCTTCCGCTTCCTTCTGATTAAACTGTTTGATCAGTTCCTGCCGGTCATTGTAGTATTTAGCATCGAGCAGTTCCAGCTGACCAATCGTATTTCCTTTCACCAATACCTCAGCAAGATATCCCTGGTCCAACGATTTTAATTTCAGATCAAGTTCTTCCTTGCTTCCTTTTTTTGCCTGAAGGATGAGTGCTTCTGTTCTGAATTGCGCCGATTTTGCGGCAGCGATGTCCGCTTCGTTCTGTTTTTTACTTTGCTCTTCACGGATCTCTTTTGCAGTTTTACCGGCAACATCTTTCTTTTTGTTTTGTGAATCTTCGAATATTTTAACGTCCCGCTCAGCTGCTAATAACTTTACTTTCTCATCTTGAATCTCAACAGCTTTATTTGCTGATGCAACTTTATCGTTGTGGATCTTCCCTTGTTCTTCTAATTGTTTTTTGGTTTCTTTATCGATCGTCACTTGATCAATTCCGACTTTCCGGGCTCTGGCTAATGCATCATCAAATTTTTGCTGATTCTTCGCTTCAAAGTCAGCTCTCTCCTTAAATGCTGCAGCCTGAACAACCTTCAGCTCCTCCAGCTTCCGTTTCTCCTCTTTCACATCAAATGAAAATAACGTTTCATCGGATGCTCCTTTGGATTTCAGCCTCAGTCGTTCAAGCTTTGCAGAAAAACTATCTCCACTTAAATCATTGAGCAATTGATTCTGCCTTTGCAGACTTTCATTCAGCTTTTCTGTTTCATCAGCCGCGGTGCTTGATGCACTACCAAAAGCAAATATGGCAGCAGTGATAGCCGCGATACCGGTTAGTATCAATCCTGTGGGAGTAGCAAGGAAAGCAAGGTTCAATCCCTTCTGCGCAGCGGTACCAGCAATAGTTGCTTCTGTTTCAACTTCCTGAGCAACGGCCTGTGCTGCGGTGGCAGCTGTCTGGTTTCTTCGAAGTATTAAATCAATAGCAATGGATGCTGCTGATTGTTTTTGTATGACTTGCTGTACTGCTTGCAATCCCTGGAGGATAGACATTGCAGCATTTACTTTCAATAAAGCTCTCTGTAGATCTTCGTTCTCATCACCAAACAATGCAGCTGCTCCCTGTACCGCAGCGAATGCACCTGTCAAGCCGGTAACACCTGATATCATCGCGTCAAAAACAAATGTATCGGAGCCAAGAGCTTTGATCCTAGCATTCGTATCACCGATTTGATCTTCCAGTTTACCGGCTTTGATGGCCATCTGCTCAAACTGTGCAGTATTATCCTGGCCGGCATCTTCCATCTGCTGCAATTCAGTTTTTAATTCCCGGAGCTGTGCCTTCATGGATTTACTACTCTTCGTCACCAGGTCCTCTTTCTCTGCCATCTGTTGCAATGCCAGTTCTGATGCACTGATCAACTGGTTCAGCTGTTCAATATCCTGCTTCTGTGTAGCAGATACTAATTCCGTCTTAGCATTTTTGATGAGGTTCTGGTAGAAAGTTTTCCATTGAGCATCTGTCAGCTTGATGCTGGTCCGCAGATCTGCCAATGCCTTGGTGCCTATACCACCCACTAATGATTTGTCCAGGTTCTTCATTGAATTACCGAGATCATCAATAGATTTCTTAGAGGTCTTGCTGCCATCAGCAATCGCCTTATCTCTTTTGTTGTAAGCCTCCATTGACTTTTTGGCCTGTTGCTCAACTGCCTTATCTGCATCAGTGAGCTGCTCCATGCCAGCAATACCGGGCTGCAATCCAGCAGCATCCGAAGTAAAGTTGATGATGATGTTTTCCACTATCTCTTTTGCTTGGAAGAGTTCAGGCGGGCTTTTTCTTTAATTGCATTTCTGATCATTTCTTCCAGTTCCCAGAAATACTGATAAATCGTGTAGCCCTTTAGTTTTGTGGGGTTGCCACCAGAGACATATTTTTTTTGACGTTCAAGGTCATCCTCTGTTCGTCCGATAAGTTGGATCGTAGACTGTCCAACTGTATTTCGTTTACGTTCTCGATTAACCGGGAATACGCTTGTAAATTTTCTCCGGCAAATTGCAAATAGGGTATCAATTCCTGCAAAGGCTTCTGCAAAAAAAAATCTGTCAAGCTTGCACTTTTCTTCCAGTATTGGATCTTCTTACTGCAATGGCCCCACTCATACACTTCCGGGTTCTCATCCTGGTCAAAGAAAACAACACTGGCCAGCTTATACATCAGTTCGGGATCCTTTGGTAATTTCAATCGCTGCTGCAGCTGATCATTGAGTTTCTTGATCTCAAAAACATTGATCGTAGGCTTCAGCAGAATGTTATTGATTGCCTGCACATGAGCTTCAAGGAAGGCATGGTCCGTATTCATCTCGATTTCCTTGTAATATACCAGGCAAGACAATGCTCTCTCGTAGGGAACATTCAGATGATCATCATAGCGGAAATAATGTTTTGCACCGATGCTGAAAGCATAGTTGATGATATGCTTTGAGTTCGGGAAGAACTTCTTTGCACTGATATTTTTTTTAATCTGCAATTCCATTGTCTCTCATCTTTTCTGCCATTCTGTAACTCCAGTCAGGAGATACGATAACATGATTTTTAGATAATATGCTGAATGTCTGTTTCCGTGGCCTTGTGATGATCTGGTAATCCGGGTACTTCTGATTCCTCCAATACTCTTTATATGTTCCGTTACAATGGCACGAATAAAACATCTTCCAGTTCTTACCAGCAAGGAGTTCCTTCATAATTCACAATCTTATCGATCAAAACATTAATACCACAAACGAGTAGCATCAGTCCGATATTGATTTGCCAGGTGAGCAGACAGGTCCACACACTGGCCATGCAAGCAAGACATCCGAAGAATGGTTTTACTACATACTTCGAAGCCTTCATTCCGATCGTTTTATCCAACAGATTAGAGATCCATATGCCCAACCAACCAAGTAGCATACCCTGCTGAAACAAAATATAGATGCCGGTGATTTGTAAGGATAATATGATGGCTTGCTGAATCATTGAATAACGTTGTATGGATTTTCAGGATCATCATCGATGGCAATGAAATTGAACATCACACATTCATATTCAGTTGAATCTTCTCCAAATGTCATTGGTACTTTCTGCAGATAATCATCTCCTGCGCGAAGAGAGAGTAGATAATGGCCAGCAAATTCATTAGCGGCTCCATCTGGTAATATGGAAAGGTCGATGGTTAAATCACCGTCTTCATTCGTATCAACCTGCCGCTGATACAACTTACCAAACTTGTTCTCCAATAACCAGAAATAGGAAGTACTGGCAGTCAGGTTAGCTTTCAACACCAGTTCAGTGCTGCAAGATTTGACCGAAGCTTCGTAACAGGCGCATTCCATGGAGGTAAATTTAAACAAAAATAGTCCAAAGGATAATATTTTGTTCCAAGAGAGTATTATTTTTACAAAGCACTTAATGAAGCATGTTGTCAAAATAGCCCCGATCGGTTTCTACCGTTGGGGTTTTTTATTGTTCATTGCTTTTAAGCCACGGGTATTCCATGTTACGATGAGCTATATCAGAATAACCACCACGCTGCCAGGCTAATGGAGGATTGGTGACATATACCTGTTTGATAGGCTGAATATCAGCAAAGAAGCAATCAACCGGCTGGTCCAGTTTCATCATTCGCTCGATCATTTCATCATATAAATGGATCCGGATGATATACGCATGAGTGGTGAGCGTCTGGTGCACCCTGGAGATATTGTCTGTGACTTTTGTAGGCGGCTTTCTGTGACTGCCTCCGAGGTATAGCATATCCCAACCGAAAGGAAGATCTTCTATACAATCGTTAAGATTCTTTTTAATGTACTTATGCAGGACCACATCATCTTCAAATACCATGATCGTTTTCTGACCTTTTGCTTTTGCAGCTTTCAGCACTTTGATATGAGAGAGAGTGCATGCATTATTGTAATTGTCGCAACCTTCTGTAGCGTATGCACCGGTCCTGCCATCAACTGCACTGATCCGCTCCACATTCATCTTGTGCAGTTCGAATTGTTTCTTCACCTGGTTCCACCGATCGGTACGGTGATCAAGGTTGATGCAATAAGCTTGATTTATCATTTTTTGTTATTTAGAGATTTTATAAACCATCCCATGAATTGGTTGATCCAGTATCGCACAGTATCAAGTACATCGGCCTGCTTCTTTGGATCATCCCGGTTTGTTTTGTCAATCTTGCCCTCTGCTAATTTCTTCACATTCTCAGCATCGAATATGAAAGGCCTTGCTTTTACAGGACATACTTCCACTGGATACGAATAGAAAACACTATTAACCAGCGTTTGATTTGTGGCCAGCGGAGGGTTCGGACTTATTTTAATCTGACCATCAGAAAGCTTGAGCATCTTTTTAATGACAGTATAGTTGGTGACCTGCTCTTTATAAATTGACGATGGTGTGTTTCCGGAATAGTCACCGGTAATGATGTAAAGGAAGCCAGGATACTTTGCCAGGATGATTTCACAAATACCCTCTGTTCCTACATTAGCTTTCTTGATCACTTCAATGATCTGGAGCTTTACCTGCTTTGGCCACTGCATGATAGTACATGCATGCGGGTTCCTGTTAAAGTCAAAACTGAGGTATAATATTTCGGATTTGTTTGCAATGATCTCCTGTTTCGCTACATGCTTATCTCTTGCCCAGGCAAACAGCCATGGCATATCATTGATGTTGATTCCCCATTCACCATTAGCTATTCCTTCAAAGATGGAAAGGTTACCAGCTGCTGCCAGCATCAGTACATTTCTGTAATCCTGCTGATCGATAAAATAATTGTCAAAATAGTTGATGAAGATCTTCAGGATTTTCTTCCCTTTTAACAGGCCTGCATTGATTGTGTCATCTTTATCATCGCCTTCATACAGATCGGGAAAGAATATCTTCAATATCCAATGATCAGGCTGTACATCATGAGTATTGAAAGAGGCATAGAAACGGCAGGTTGCCCGGATGGTCCGCAGCGTTGGATAAAGATTCTTGAAATCAAGGAAAGCAAACTGGTCAAACTCTTCACACCAGATGATTGTAGGATCTTTAATGGATTTTAGCTTATCAGGTTTATCAGAACCAAAAGGAATGAACTTATTGCCATTCAGCTTGCAGGTGATGATCATGCTACTGCTGTCTGATTCACTGTAGTTAAAGTATTCCTCCAGCTTATTCTTTTTGATACAGGCCACGAGTGTAGCAAAGCAGCTGCCTCTTACAGTATCAAATACTTTACGGCCATAATAACATTTGAAATACTTCTCCTGCATGCATTGATGAAGAAGGAGATCACAGAGAGCTTCTGACTTACCACCACCACGTCCACCATACAGGAGAGACATGAAGTAATCGAGATCCCACAGAGGTAAAAGCTTATCATTGACAGCAACGGCGCCGCCTTGCTGCAATAATTCAATATGGGACTGGTTGAATCTTACCCACTCACTTGCTTTTACTGGTCTTAGTTTCACGGGCTGATTTAAGCAGTTTATCAAACTGTGAATCCGACATGGATTGTGCTGACTGAGACTTTTGTTTATTATCCTCTTTGAATATGCCGAGGTGTCTACCAAGATCTACCAGGGATGCTCTCTTATCGGCCATCTTCAATTCTGTTTTTACTTCCCTCACATCACCAATAACAGTTTCAGTAACTTTTATTCCAACAACTGGCCGCAGCTGTGCCTTCGTCATTTTCTTTAGATCAGTTACCGAGTTATCCTCGTCAAGAAAATCTTTGATGCTCCAGAATCCGAGTGAACGAAGCTCTTCGATTATTAATTCAGCAGTCAGTGAAGTCTTGTTCCGGAGATCTTCCTGCAAATCTGCGATATGTGCTTTTACGCTAACATTTGCTAACAACCTTGCGGCCTGTTCATTTGCTGTTTTCTTGGAATAGCCGGCACGAATGGCCGCTTGAGTGCCATTGTGATCAACTACATATTCCTCACAAAATCTTATTTGCCTTGGTTCTAAAGCCATGATAATTGCTGTTAATTAGAAATGATTCGTTTCGGCTGGATCATCAGTTCCACCTCTTTCAATATTTTCTTGCGGGTAGGTTCTGTCATAACATTCCAGCGATGGAGGATCTGACTGTTCACTTGTAACACCTGTGCCCAATTCTCAATTGATACATTCATCTCGTTTGCTGTTCTCTTATCCATGTTGTGGATGAGTAGCATTACCACATTCATGTTGATGCCTGCAGGTGATGTTTCCAGGAGTAATCTGAAATGAGTGGATTCAATTCCGATCGATACAGGAGAAGCAAATGCAAGAGCTTTTACGGCAAGCTTATACCATGAGCGGAGTTCATTATCCCAACTCATTGTTTGCTTGTCCAGAGCTTCATTCATTTTTATGGTGAACTGCTCACTTTGATATGGTGTCATACTTCAACAGGTTTTACAAAAGTGTTCCGATGGTGTCGATCGTTCCTACCAATGCACCGGTCTGTTCTTTCATGGTAGCATAATCAACCAGCACCACGATCGTTGTTCCGGAATAGAATTCAACTTCACAGCATGGTGTGTCTGCTGCTCCCGGATCAACAGGAACATTGGCATGAGGAGAAACCTGCTGGATATGGTCCAGGTTGATGAGCCTATTTTCAGACTCCAGACTTGCGTTATAAACAGGGGCTTCCTTGAGTGTCATAACTCAAAAGTAATCCAAAAGAGCAATATTTTATCTATTGGAGCATTTTTAGTCTGCAACGGGTGTTGCCTCTGCAGGGGTTTCGATGGCCAAAAGATCAACGCAGTTCGTTTCATCCACTTCCACTTTGAAGTCTATTCCCTTGATATATTTCTTTCCTTCTGTTGCCCAGGGTGCTTTGTACGAAGCGTTTTCATTTACTAAAAATCCGTTGGTAGCGGAATATATGTTGTTCATGACTTTAGGTTTTGTTTTGTCAATACTGAATTTACTTTCCTGTGTTCCTACGATCTCCCAATTATTTAACAGGGTAATGCTCATGCGGTACTTCCATTTCAGCCAGTTCGCCACGCTTACAATCTTACCCCACTTTTCTTCATAGCATCTACAGCCCGAGAAGTCCACCGGTATTTCTTCGATTACATTGTCATGTATGATAATCTGGACTGTCATTGATTATTCTGATTTTGGTGGGAACCGAAATCCCTTTTCAATTAGATGATCCAGAGACTGTTTATAATAATGTTCCATATTATCCGGATCCATCTTCTTGACCAATGCAAGCCAAAACTTTAACTCACAATCTTTTTGTTCAATAGTTCGAAGTCGCCTTGCAGCAGTAGTTTTGCTTTCATAAGCATTATAGTTTTTAGGTACATTTTTAAGGTCAACCATGGTTTTAACCAATGCCTGAACTCTCGGCAGGAGTGTCTGCCTGTTAAGAATTTTCTCCTCTAGAACTGTATCAACTATCATAGCTGACAATTCCTCAATTGTGTAATTTTTTTCGCCTGACATATTAATAATTCTTCGTTTGACTATGAAAGTTGTTTAAACTCTTTTTTTAGATTATCAAGGAGAGCTACTTGCTCTTTTATTTTATCCTCAATCTCTGCTTTCCTTATAACACATTTGGTTTGGTAAAGCTGGTTGTGCAATCTGGTTATATAACCTCTTTTACCGGTTATCGTTCCCCATAGGCTGGATGCCTTTTTAAATAATTCTTCAGTCATTTTTTGTAGATTTTAATTGGTCAGGAAATGATGCCCTTTGTTTTTCATACTCTTCTTTGTCGCAAACAGGACACAAAGCCCGCTGTTTGGAAGATTCATCACAAGTGCATACAACCTCTTTCTTCTCCTCGCCAAAGACTTCTTTTATTGCTCTTTCAAACTGATCATCCAACGCATCTGATTCTTTGTAGGAGACAGGTAATAATTCCGCTAAAGTTTTAACCTCAATACATTTATTAAAATCAGATTCTCTCAAATGTGCCGAATATTCTTGTAGCAATTCTTTTACTCGGATGAGTAATTTATCATTATCAATTACTATCTTTTTGCCCTGCTCTACTTCGGGGGCTTCGTCCAAAATTCTTATTGCCGTTTTTAATTCAGCTATATATTCCGGTCTTTCAGGATGCAACGGGGATCCTTTAAATCCAGGTAAGTTCATTCGTTGATCTTTTTCAATTTTATTAGCGGTGATAGCTGCTTCTTCCAGCCTTACCTGACGTTGTAATGCTTCTATTACTAGTTTCATGATTACTTGTTTTAGCGGCAGCAGGCGGAGTCGAACCACCGAAATAAATTCTCCTTACCCATTCCGTACCATCAGGCCGGTATAAGATGCTGCCAGAGTAAACTTTAGCATTTGGTCATCGAATCATGACAAAGGTTTTCGTAATGCCAAATGAATGCTTGGATTTTCGCTATATCCACTTCTGACAAGTCGAAGGAAGTAGTTTTGATTCTCTCATTTAGAATCTCAATTACATGATTCTCTTCTGCAAGTGTCAGAGGACGAGTGTTAGCCCTTTCACTGTGTAACCTTGGATCGTTAAAAATTATATTACTCATGTTATTTGTTGAACCGATAAGCCGGTTCCTGCTTTACTTATTTTTGATGTTAAAATTCTCTTATCTCCCAATCTCCATTCACCAACCGAAGAGCGATAAACCGGAAAGGGAATTTTGCAGCTGCTGTTTTGATCTTCACCAATGCATCATCCGTCCAATATCCTTTTACCTCATGACACTCCAGCTGGCCACTTTTCATCATCACCAAAAAATCAACCCGGTAGAAGCATTTATCGGCCAGCTTTAAATTCATTGGTTCGAATTCGTACCAGGCAACTTCTCCTGATTGTTTCAAAACCTCAAGATGCTTTGCATAGCGCCTCTCGGTTTTATTCATCTTGCCCGATTTCATTCTTCCTAATGCGAAGGATGCCGGCATATTAGTTTGCTTAGTGCTTGCACCGGTGCTGATCACTCTCAAGCCTTTCTCCCGGATGTTATCGATATCTGATTGTGTCCACCTACTCATCTGCTTTGATATAAATGTGCTCTGCAGCACTGTTAAGTTTCGTTACAAAAAAGTTCTCTACCTCACTTCCATTCTTGATTAAACCATCTCTTTCCAATATTGCCCGGAAGTAATCAGGTATCGGCTCAATACTTCCTTTCCTCATTCGCTGATACGCCATCTCAAGATCCTCACGGTGGAGGTTATACAACTCTTCATCCGTATATAGTTTTTGCTCTGGTGGTGGATCAAGCCGCTCCTCCAGCTCATGACTCAACCGCATCCTGGTATTCAGGTAAGGGATCAGCACTTCATCGATGAGAGAAAGGTTCATCTGCTTTCCCCAATCCTTTACCACGGTTCCATAGTTTCTAAAAGCATATTCGATCTCTCCCGGGTTCATAGTCGGATAACTCTCTGTTAGTTTCTTTTGAAACTGGTCCACTAGGATGATCATCAGGTCTGATTGCGGAAT